GGTTCCATATTGTTTTCCACTTCTTAGTTGCATTTAGGGAAAGAAATTTAATTTTAAAATTCCTTTTATAGTCCAACATAGGGGTAGGGTTAGGGTGAAGTCTAAGCCACCTGGGAACTGGGAAGCCGATGTAGTAAGTAATACTGCTACATCGGCGTCCCAGGTGGCTTTTGAGTCACGTTTTTTCCTATGACCCCGACCCATAAAGGGCCGGGTATGCGTTCCGCATACTGAGGGCAGGGGCCGCCTGTAAGGCCGACCCCATGGATATATGTTAATGGTTGTTATAAATAGTATTCTAAGGATAGTATACTAACCCTAACTCTAACTCTAACCCTAACTCTAACTCTAACCCTAACTCTAACTCTAACCCTAACTAAAGTTAGTCTATGCGTTGAGCCAGCGGAGTCTGTGTGTGGACCCAGCGGAGTCTGTGTGTGGACCCAAGAGGGGTGTGTGCTTGGACCCAACACCCCCTGTATGTGGACCCATATATCACGTGATTTTTAATATAAAAAGAGACGTTCCCCCCTACTTTATTATGTCATGTCACAAGGAATCTACTGGCTTGGAACCCTACCCGAGGAAACTTTTGCGCCCGTTGGACCCCTTCTGCCTGGAGTTCAATACATACGAGGACAACTTGAAATCGGAGAAGGAACTGGCTACCGACACTGGCAAATCCTTTTGGTCTTGTGCTCAAAACAACGACTCTCCTATGTCAGAGAAAGATTTCCTGGCGGCCATTGGGAACTCTCGCGATCGGTTGCAGCGGATGAATACGTATGGAAAGAAGAAACCCGTGTTGATGGAACGCAATTTGAACTCGGAACCCGCAAGACCAAACGTAACTCTCCAACCGACTGGGAAAATATCCGAACCCTTGCCAAATCTGGACAATTGGAATTGGTCCCGGCCGATGTTTACATACGTTGTTTTCATCAACTCCGAAGCATCAAGAAACAGTTTGTTCGTCCAGTTGCAATGCTTCGCCAATGCTATGTGTATTGGGGCAAGAGTGGCACTGGGAAATCAAGAAGGGCCTTCGATGAAGCCGGAGAGCTTTGTTATGTTAAGGATCCAAGGTCCTTTTTTTTAATCACAGAACCAAATGGTGGGACGGTTATTGCGGCCAGTCAAATGTTGTCATCGATGAATTTCGTGGAACTGTCGATGTCAGTCATATCTTGCGATGGTTGGACAGATACCCAGTATCTGTGGAGTCAAAAGGAGGAAGTGAACCATTATGTGCAACAACATTCTGGTTCACATCCAATATAGCTCCTGATCAATGGTATCCTGACTTGGACGAAGAAACTTTGTTTGCTCTAAAACGTCGTTTTACCCAAGTAATAAAATTTGATCAACTTTATTCATTCAAATATCTTTAAAATGAGTAACGTATGACAAATCACAAGAAGCAACTCCAGTACCAGTTCCACCAGCTGCTGTTTCTGTAGCAACCACAATAAATAAGTTTTTATACTTTTCATATCCAGAACTAGTGCTTTTATATTGAAATTTCCTATTAATAGGAACTTTCACGCTTCTACATACAAAACCTGCCTGTCCAGGATTAATGGTTGCTCTTTCGGGAGCAGGAGTTATTAATCCTTTAGACATATGTTTAACTGTATAAACATTAGTATTGATAATAGGATTGGAATAAGTTCCAGCCCATCTATAATCTGATAACAAACTAGCGGACATACTAGGACCAGTAATGCCGTCATGAGCTTCTTGATCTGTTTCCACAACCATAATTATCCAAGATATTTGATCACTAACAGTATTATTAGTAGCACGAAAAGTAGCTGCAATCTCAACATTGGTTATATAAATAGAATCACCAATTCTCTGAGCATCACTTGAACCACTTCCTATCCAATATGCAATATTTGTATAATAAGGGGTTCCTACCGAAAAAGAAGTTGGAGGAGTCAAATTTGACGCAACAAAATTTTTCGTTTCAGACAAACCTAACACAACTTTTCTGACCATAGCAACAGATGTTCCTCCACTAGTTTTTCGTTTCTTAACCACTTTAGCCACTTTGGTTCCATATTGTTTTCCACTTCTTAGTTGCATTTAGGGAAAGAAATTTAATTTTAAAATTCCTTTTATAGTCCAACATAGGGGTAGGGTTAGGGTGAAGTCTAAGCCACCTGGGAACTGG